CAGTGCCCGGCGAGAAACCGCCAAAAGCGCCAGCGATGTTGTACAGGATGACGCCGGAGACGCCGCCAGGTGTGCCACCGCCGCCGCCAGATGCCGCAATGGTCTGGTTAGGCCACGTTCCCGTAATGGTCACGTTGGTGCCAGCGACCAGCGACGGCGTGGTGGTTCCGGTGCCACCGTTGGCAACAGGCAGCGTACCGGTCACCTCAGACGCGAGGTCAACCGTGACCGTGTGCGTGGCGTTCCAATGGCTTGGCAGGATCTGCCCGGCTGCCGCTGCTGACGGGTCATCAGCAATGGCAGACACGAAAGTGTGGGTTACACCCATCAGCGGCCTCCGTTGATCACTTCAATGCCGACGATGCGCCCATTCTCGCGGACGATCCGGCGTGGTTTTTCAAGCACTTGCGCCGCCTTCTGCGCATTGTCATTCTGAGCCTTGGCCATGTCAGCCACAGACTCACGGATGCCAACCGTGGCCTCCGACACACTGGCCGCAGCGGTCTGCAAAGCGCCAGCAATCTGCGCCATGATCGCACGGTTTTCCATGTCGGACTGTAGAACCTGTGCCCGCTGGGCCGCCAAGTACTGCTCCTGCTGGAGCTGCACCAGTTGCGCCCGCTTCAACTCGAGGTCAATCCGAAGTAGCTCCACCTCGGCAGAGGCCTTGTCCGCCGCCAGTCGCGCCATGGCCTTCTCGTCATCCGTGACGGGACGGACCACCTTGCGCACGACTGGTGCGGGAGGCTGCGCCAGAACGACCTGAGAGGCCGCAGGAGCGGGGATCTGCTCAGGCGCTTGCGGCAGCCCTGCCGTCATCTGGTCGGTCTTAAAACGCAACTGGTTGATCTGCTGGGCGATACGGCGCAAAGCGTGGCTGTCGCCATGCTTGTACGCCCCTACGAGTTGGTCCCGAAGCTTCATGCCTGACCTCCGGTATACAGCCTGACCAGCGCAGCGGCCTCGTCATCCGTGGCGGGAACCTGGCCCAGCGTCTGCACCGTCTCCAGCGCCAACTTCTGCTGGTCCACGTCCATGTCCGAGAGCGTCTTGGCTGCCTTGGCCTGCGACTCTTGCGCACGGGCCACGGTCAGCACCGTATCTGCGCGGGCCTTGGTCGCCTCCGCCATGGCCTGCTCGGCAGCCGCTTGCAGATACATGGCCTGCGGGTCGGGCTGCTGGTTCGCCGCCGCCATCGCCATCTGCTCCGCTTCCTCGTCAGTGGGCTTGACCACGCCCATCTGCACCAGGTTGCGGCGGAAATAATCGCGGATGTCGGCAAGGCCCTCGCCTTCCATGTTCATCAGCGCCATTGACTGCAAGATCACCTTGGACTGCGGGTCATCGGTGATCGCCATCATGGACGTCAGCGCCCGGACAATGGCCTGCCGCTGGCTGCTCGAGGCAGGGCCGACCTCAACCGTGACGTCGAAACGAGCCTCGGAAAGGTCGTTCTCGTACTCGAGTTCGCCAGTGTCCTTGTCCACCATGGGCCGCATCAGCTCCACAGTGGTCATTTCGCCCTGCGGGCCGATGCCCTTCATCTTGCGCTTGGACTCGACGTAGACTTCCCGCGCCATGTCCAGCCAGATCTCGCCCGACCGGCGCACGGCCTTGGCCATGTTGGAAACGTAAATGTAGGACTGCATGTCCAGCCGCTGCTGGATCAGCTCAACGGCCTTGCCGCTGATGTTGCTGACGACCTTATCGCCCTGCTGCTGGTTGCCCAGAATGTCCTGCATGTCCGCCTCAGTGACCTGAAGCAGGGCAGCCATTGCGGGTGGGATCTGCGGAGAGCGGGTGTACGCGACAGGCCCGGAGGCCATGGGGTTGCCGCTCGCGTCCGTGATCGGATTCACAAGCAGATACGGGTAGCGGCGGATGTTGTCCTCCGCCCACATCATCTGATGACCCGCGACCTGTTCGGGCAGCAGGATCGGCTTTTCCACGCTCGACAGGGCAGACACTTCCGCCAACTGGGAAAGCTGCATGTTCTTTAGGCGCTGCGCGTCCTTGGCCAGCCGGACGTGGCCCATGCACCGTTCCACGTTGTCGATGAACCAGCGCTTGCCGTAGACGGGGACAATCGGGATGTTGCGGCCCGCAATGTAGCCCTGATCCTCCAGAACCTTGCCGCCCGACAACAGGTACTTGTGGACCTTCTTGCGCTTGACCCGGCGCTGGCGAACTTCGCGGCTGCCAATGGCCTCCAGCTTCGTTTCCAGTTCCTCATCGGCGTCAAAGTCTGACTGGCTGTACCGTTCCTCGGTGCCGTCCAGCGCCTCAAAGATGCGCAGGACCTCGGTAGCTTCCTCGACCTCGTAGTATTCCGCGACATACACCACGTCGGGCGTAAGCCAGTCGAACTCCACGCCGTGGATGTCTTTGGGCCATGTCGCAGGATCATCGCCGTACTGCGCGACGTAGGCGTCCCGCGTGAGCGCGGTCAGGACAAAGCAGCATTTGGCGTCGGCCTTGTCCTGGCGCTTGGCGTCAAGGTCGAACCAGACGCTGCTGTCCGCGTCGAAAATAGGCTCGATGCGGATGCGTTGCCTCTCGTTGTCCTCGTCCTCGTCGTCCTCGTAGGCCGCACGCAGACGCCACGCGCCAAAGCCGCCGCCGACCGCTTCCTCGAAGGCGTTGTCGTAGGCCTCCTGAGCGCACGAGTCAGCCTCGTCTGCCCGGTAAAGGTTGTCGCAGGCGTCGGCAAGCTGGTCGTACTCAGCGCCTTCCTTGGACACAAAATCCACGCCGATGCGGTTGTTGCGATACTCACTAATGATCCGCAAGACCGCCAGATGGATCTTATTTACTTCAAGGCGGGGCCGGTTCTCGAACTGGTCGCCGAATGAGCCTTCCCACTGCGCCCCGCTGATCGAGTAAAAGCGCCGGTCGTTGAGGCACTGCTGGCGCTCGTTCTTCAGAGCGGACTGGATGCGGTCAAACTCGGCCAACGCCTCAGCGTGGATGCGGGCCAGCCGCTCGGTCTTGGAGATTCGGGCCATCTGCGCTCCGCCGCGGGTGTTGACGCGGTTGTGCGGATTATGCTACCAGCGGTGCATGGTTGGCAATGGCACCACTTTGACGGGCTTCTGAGCGACCGTCCGGCGGATGCCTTCACAACTATACCTAAGGCTGTCCAGGACGTGATTATGCTTGTCCTCCAGCACCGGCAGGACGGCCCCGGTCAGCGGGTCGGTCTTGAAACTGTAGTGGGTTAGCTCGTCGATCAGGTGCTTGCACCGCGGGTGAACCACGATGTCGTAGGACTTCAGGAACTCCACGCCTTCCTCGACCGACCGCGGCCCCTTCACGGCCGGCATGATCTTGGGAAACCCATTGCGCCGCATGTGGCTGATCGTCTCAGGGCGGGCGCTGTCGGCCACGATTGGCCAGCGCTCCGACTCGGGCACGGTCTGGAACAGGGCCGGCGTGTCCGTGATCTCGCAGCCCACCATGTAGGCCTCATAATCGACGTACAGATTTCGCCCGATGACGTGGCAGCGCACCAGCACGGTCGGGTCGCTGGCGAATCCCCAGTCCGCGCCAAGCCGGTGAATGGCATCTGGCGGGGCCTCGAACGGCTCGATGCGCCAGTTCTTGAACACCCGCGCCTCGGAGTTGCGGATGTATTCCCCGCACCAGATGTGGGCGTATTTCTCAGGGTCGCGGGCGCGGTCGTACTCCATCTCGGCCCGCAGAACGTCGGGAAACCACGGGTTCATGTCCCAGTTCACCCGCAGGACCACGCTGCGCGGGGGCGGTTCCTTGGCCACAAACATCGCGTCCACCGGGTCCGTGTCGCGGCTTGGGTTCCATGTGAACACGATCTGGCTACCCGGCTGGCGGATCGTCGGTATAAGCACGTCGAGGCTGCCTTGGCTGACCGACTGGGCTTCCTCGATCCACGCCAGGTTGACGCCTTCCAGCGACTTCACGCTGTCAATGTTCGTCCGCAGGCCCGCGAACAGGAACAAGCTGCCGTTCGCGCCCCTGATTTCCGTCTCCGTGGACGTGAAGAACGCGCCAAGGCCCAGCCGCTGTATCTCGTCGTCCAGCAACCGCTTTACCGAGTCGCGGATGGACTTCTGGATCTCGCGGGCGCACAGGATACGCAGCGGCTGTTGCGCAGCACGCAACACCAGAGACGTGGCCACGGACCGGCTCTTGCCCGACCCGCGACCGCCTCGAATAGCGCAGTAACGCCAGTCTGGCTTAAACAGAACCTCAGACCAGTCCGGTAGCTGAGCCTTCACGGCTTCACGAACTCAACCGTCACGCTGGCCTTGATCGGCCCGCCGTCCTGCCCGGTCAGCTCAACGGCGGACTTCTCGCCGTACCGCTTGGGCAGGAACTTCGACGCAAACCACTTGCGGGCGTCAATTTCCACCCGCGCCATCTGCGCGTCGATCACGCCGTTGCGCATGTCGTCAACGCACTGTTCCAGCTTCTCGGCCTGATCTTGCGCCAAGGCTGCCAATGCTCTCGCGTAATTGGCGCCAGACTCGTACCGCAGCGCAGCACAACGGAACGTGGACCTGTTAATGCCCACTTCCTTGCAGGCCGCGTTTTCGCTCTTGCCGCTCTCGACAAGTTCAACGACGCGCCTGACCTGATCCTCAATCTCCGGTGAAGATGCCATGATTGTCACCCGATCCT